ACGGTTGTAAGAGCTCTATTACCAGCCTCATCTCCGGCATACTTACTTCTACCAGCGTTTGGTCCTGTAACTAATGGTAGTGAAGCCCATTCGTTTGCAAGGTTATTTGCAAACTGTTCTCTTGTAAGTTCACCATCCACAAATTTCTGTAATCCACGTTGATTAAGTAAAATGATTGCCATTTTATCTTGGTTTTGTGGGCTAAATAAATCACCAGCAGATATACCTGCTCGAGTATATAATGGATTGCCTGGCCCTGCAGAGCTATCATTATTATAACCACGTAATGTATCTTCCATAATTTGATAACGACCAACCGCTTCAGACAATTGGTATTGATCAATACTTTCTTGCCAATCAAGTACTTCTTGAATAGTCATTTGTGTAAGTGATTTAGCAGGATAGCGAGATTGAGAAATTAAACCTGATATATCATCATAGCCTTCGCTTTCTTTATTTCCAATAAAGTCAAGCAATGGAGTTACAGCACTTTGAGTTGCTGCTGTGATATCACCTATCGTTGAAGGTGAGCTACTTCCTCCTCCTTCGCCGCCGTGATCTCTAGAAGAATATCCAGATGAGCCATAAGAGCCCGGATTATCTTTTGGTAATACAGATGTCGATTTAGAAGTCGGCTCAGGCGCCACAACTTTTTCTGCATACCAAGCAATTTCAGGAATTGCAGATCCTGCTACGAACGGCTGTTGATTTACTGGTGGAACTGAAAAGTCAGCTGTGGCTATACCAGTGGTAGCAGATGCTGTAGATGAACGAGCTAATCCGCCTGCAAGATTTACAAAATTATCTATGTTAACAATAGGTGAATTGATATCTGTTGTAACGCCACCTCCAACTGCTACACTTACTGCAGCATCTAAATCCATATTAGCACCAGCTGATATAAATGTAGATCCTAGCGATTTAGCGTTCCAAATTGTTGCTAACTGATTCACTGCTACAGAAAAGATATTTAATTCAGCAGTAGCTTGAATATTAACTTGTGTATTTCCTCTTAAACCAAGTTTGTCGGTAGCATCTACGAGAATCTTTTCTGCTTTCATAGAAATAGCGCCATACTGACCGGCAGTTAAATCACCGCCCGAAAGCTGTAATTCTTTTTGAGCATTGATTGATAATGTGCCTGCATTAGCATTGACTCTTACGTCGGCACCTCGTACAGAAACTTGCTCGCCTGCTTGGTGAACTGATTGGCCACCTACAGAAAGCATATGGTTACCATGCACTAAAGTTGTTAAATCACCTTCGATTTCTTCTATTTTATTTCCACGAACATAAACATAACTATTACCCATAATAGTTACAGTACTCATGCCGCCAACAACCACGTGTTGCTTGCGATCCATTACATCAAAATGATCGCTGACTGTTTTATTTGTTGTAGTTCCTCGAGAATCTATCTCAATAAATGAACCAGATTTATGACGTACTGTAACTCGTTCGCCGCCTGGAGTATCATCTAATTCAATACTATGATGAGCAGTTTCCCAAACTTTGTTATGAGGATATTGTGTATTAAATGCAGATGCTGGCTGATCCCACGTTTCTTCCGTACCACCAACTTTAACGTCAACAGTTCTACCCATTTCTTGAGTAAGAACTGGAGTTTCTTGAATATATTCGCCTCTTAAATAACGAGATTGCTGTGGCTGCATAACGTCTTGCGGAGCAGATCCGTGAGCAGTTTCATTACCATCTTTATCTGGAATATGGCCCCATCCATTTTTTACTGGATCAATAATTGTAGCATATTGCGTAGGAATTAAACCCATCACCATTGGTTCTTGAGCATCTCGACCGTCTAAGAACACACCAAACACCCAGCTGTTTACCTTTGGAATATTATTTGGATTATAATCACCTTGCATAACCAAAGCCCAAGGCAATTCATCTCTTTGTACTTGCTTATTTGTTCCATGCACTCCAAAGGCGCGAACTTGCACACGACCTTCCTTACGAGGATCGACATTATTTTCGATCACTCCTATAAAAAATAAAGGATTTTGTAGTCCTATGCCGCTTTCCATTATGTAACCTCTGGTATTTGTTGATCTTCAGTTCCTTCATTACCAGAACTAAAATCAAATTTCAACAATCTTAATGAAGTAGTTAATGTATTTCCTTCTCCACTATGATTAGTAGCTTGAATTAAATATCGACCGCCAAGTGCTCGGTTAATTTCCACTTTTCCATCTTCGGCCTGATTTAAATTTTTTATATCAAGATGAATTACTTGGCCAGGTCTAAGGTCCATACGACCTTTCATAGAAGCAGCAAGCACTGTTCCATTTAAGTGATGATAATAAGAAACTCTATTTTGAACAATTTCAGAAAGATGTTTATTTGCGTGTAAAGAAGATGGAAGATCTCCAGGCTTTTGGTATGTTTTAAATAACATAAACCTACGAGCATTTTGTTGAGTAAAAACATCTCGTTTAAACTCTGGTGTATGAGGATCGTCTTCTTCTTTTTTAGTCTTTCCATTCATATCTATATATTTAGCATTATCATAATTAAATTTATGAACTGTAAAATTACGACGTACTAAATCAATTTCAGCAATTTCATTTCGGTATGAACCGTTATATATTTCAGAGCTTGTATTTTTACCCTTACTAATTACTGAAAGATTTTCAATTCTACTTACTTGAGAGCGAGCATTCTCTGGTGTTAAGTCTGCTTTTGGCGCATAAAAGAATCTTTCGATTCTATTGTCTTTAAGTCCTTTTAAAAAATATTCGTCTGTACAAAAATAATAATTTTCTAATGTTTCGAAGAATCTAAAAGTTTGAGATGGACTATCTGGATTATATCCTCTCGCCGCTAAAAAATACATTGCTTCTGTTGGTGATAAATCGGGAATAATGACTTTTGTAATACCAACAGTAGGTTGTACAAAAAATTGCCTATCATATTCCTGTGTATTTAAAGGAAAGCTTTGTGAAGCAAGAGCTAGTGTTCTAGATCTATCGTCAGGATCTAGAGCTGAGCCTTGGCCAACCGGTGCAAAGTAAAGAGTAAACGCTGCCTTTGCAATACCACTAATAGAAGATCTAAAAGGTGCAGTTACTTTTTTAAGTGAAGCATTAAAAGATGTTTCGGAAACAAAATTTATATCATATGTAACCATATTCGAGTTATCTGAAGGCTGTATATTTGTAATGCTATGTACACGGCACATCAATTTAGTCGTTTCGCCAAAATCAAATGATCGTATCCAAAGATCTAATTTTTCTTCAGCTCTTAACGGAAATTTTTCCATAAACCCAGTAGCATCAGCAATCGACAAAGATCCACTCCAAGAAACTTTATCCATCGCCTGCTCAATTGTAAAGCGCGTAATAAAGTTTCCAGACAAATCTTCAGTCTTACTGCCATCATAAGTTGTAATAGCAGCTCGAGTGATTTTAAATTCTGATGGGCTAAACCAGGTGTCTGCCATTAACCTTGCCTAATTTTTCGTGTAAATTCTGCAGAAATAACCGGTACAAATGCTCTATCAATTAAGAATATTTCTTTCTTATTTTCATTATCATAGGTTTCTTGGTCATAGACTTTCCAAGGTTTCCATTCACTTGGAATAATACGCTTAATGATAATTTTACGGCCTTGTTCTGTACGAAGAATAACGCGATCTTCTTTACGTAAATAAATAGTTTGGAAAGATTCAGGTGCTAGTTTGATAATATCTACAGCCATTTATTACACCTCTCTGTAATAATAGATGATGTTATCACCATTATCTTCTTTTGTCCATTCAACAACATCGTCGCCAACGCGTCCAGATTCTGTACCATACTTTTCAATTAAGTAGTTATTAAAATCTGCTTCAGCCATTGGCCACTGATGATATGGATCTAAAATATTATTTGACATGTAAACCAACCAAGTATAATCAGTTGATCCATAATAATAGTTTGCGATGTCTTCTGGTCTCTCGCCTTCTTTTACTGTAAAAGGTAAGTACAACGAAGGATTAGATGCGGCGATTTTTGTAAAACCGTTTCTACGAGTAATATCTTTTACTCGGTATCCTTCATAATCTATAACTGGAAAACTTTCAAAATATTTTGACATTATGCTCCTCCACCTCTAGGATCTAGGTTGGCATCTTGTACAGCTCTATCAGCATCGCTTACAATTCCCGCATTTGCTGCTAATGCTGCTTCACCATAATCTTCCGCGGTTTCGATTGCTAGTTCTTGCATTGATAAAGAAATCGTAACGCCGGCCGGTTTACCACCTTTTAATAAAGCCATTGTTCCACCTGCTCCATACTCAACTGTAAAATTAGTTACCATAGCTGGTTTAAATTTCATAAATGACGCGGAGTCTACACCTATTAGATACGTATATACAACATGTGGAAACTTTAAGAATGCTCTATTAAAATCAAACCCTGCCGCTTGGAAGTTGACGGTTTGTGGAAGTGTTGATCTTTTAATTACGTTAACGATATTATTAATTTGCTCTGAGTCTTGAACATTTTCTGGATATAAATCCCAAGAGAATTGGTGGCTTCTTAATTGTACTCCTTCAAAAACGAGAGTTTCTTTTGGGTTCAAAGTTTGCCCTGCAGCCAAATTAATTGATTGTCCCACATCTCCAATTAAAGGAGAAACTTGTTGTAGTAAATATCGAGCAATTAATGCAGAATCTTTATTTGTTGTAGCACCTAAGTCACGAGCAACTTGTTGTAAACTAAAACCGTTTCCGTCTCCACCTTTTATCATTTGTGCTAGCTGCATTCCAGCATTTTGAATAGAAGCAGGTAAATCTCCAAGTGTTCCCGTTCCACCCATTGCTACTCGGTTTAAATAGTTGGTTGCTTGTTCAACCAAAGGATCTCGGCTAATACCATTTAAAGTAATATTTGAAGAGTCTTGTAATTGTTTTGGGAATGGAAGTTCAACAGATCTTCCACCTCGTATTCCTACGCCGGAGCTTCTTCTACCAGTTGAGTCAGAAATAGTCGAAAGCAAGCCGCCAGAACCATTACTTCCGGTTGCATATTCGTTTTGAGCATATCCTGCTTCATAACTGAATTCTTTAAATAACAACAGCATACTATGAGGGTATGGCTTAGAAGGATAGCGAAATACATTAGCCCCTGCACTGTTTCTTTCCGCTTCTCTTCTAAAGACTTCTGGTCTACTTGTCATGTGATGACGCTACCTTCTGCTTATAAATAGTTTATTATTTCTATTTATAACAAAATATGGAGTGTTGTTTGGCTTATAACGGAAGGTTTCGGCCTAAAAATCCAAACAAATACAAGGGTGACCCAACTAAAATATTTTACAGATCTTCATGGGAGTTAAAATTTTTTAGTTATTGTGATAAACACCCTGATGTAATTTGGTGGCAAAGTGAGGAAGTAGTGGTTCCATATTATTCGCCTATTGATGGCAGACGGCACCGTTATTTTCCAGATGTAATTGTAAAAGCTAAAACGCCTGGAGGTGGATCAAAAACTTTGATGATTGAAATTAAACCAAAACATCAAACACGACCACCAGACAGATCAAAGAAAACGACAGCAAAAGGACGAGTGTCTAGAAAATATTTAAACGAGGTAAAAACTTACGGTATCAATGAAGCAAAATGGAAAGCTGCTCAAATGTACTGTGCTCAACGAGGTTGGGAGTTTAAAATTTATACAGAAGAAACTTTAGGAATCAAATAATGGCATCACTTTTTAACGACATTGTTTTAAAAGGTATTCGATCGGGACAAGTTCCTGCTCGTACTCAGGCTGCGCGTGACTGGTACAGACAACAAGCAAAAGATATTACTCGCACTTCTAGGAACAGAAGTCAAGGCGACAAACTTATTCGTGAAATGAGACAAGATTCTAATCGTCGTCAAGATAGTAGATTTATGATGGGTAATATGTACTTAATGACATATGATCCAAAGCACAAAGATAAGCTTCCATATTACGACCAATTTCCGCTCATTTTTCCAATAAATAAAGCTAAGGGCGGATTCTTAGGTATTAATATGCATTATTTGCCGCCGATCTTAAGAGCGAAACTAATGGACCAGTTGTATACGGTTCTAACAAATAAGAATTTTGACGAAAGCACGAGGATAAACGCATCATATAAAATTTTGAATGGAGCAGCTAAGTTTAAACAATTTGCACCCTGTGTAAAACATTACTTAAATGCCCATGTAAGAACTAAACCGGCATATATCAATCCAACCGAATGGGATATTGCTTTGTTCTTACCAACACAGAAATTTATTGGTGCCACTGCTACACAAGTTTATCGTGATTCTCGCCAAATTATAAGAGGCAGATAATGGCATTTAGAATTAACGAATTTAAAGCTCAGATGGATTTCTTCGGCGGTCCTGCTCGAGGATCTCTGTTTGAGGTCCAAATTATGAGCCCAAGAGGAGTACGGTCTAGAGCAAATTCAAGAGACTTGACTTTCTTCTGCAAAAATGCTATTATTCCTGGCATGGTAGTACAAGCCGCTGAAAACCTTCAAGTTGGCCAGTTCCGTAAAATGATGCCAACCGCTGTAAGTACCGAGCCAGTTCAAACACTTTTCCTATGCGATTCAGACCATCAGGTATTGTCATTTTTCCATTCGTGGGTACAAAATGTCGTAAACTATTCTACTGCTGCTGGATCATTTTCGGAAGTGGATGGTAAATTACCATTTGAAGTTGGATACAAAGATGATTATGCATGCCGTATAATTATCAGACATTATTCTACGCATTACGAAACTTCAGGATCTTATTATGAAGTGATTCTCGATAATGCATTCCCAATCCTAGTTGGTGATATTGACTTGGCTTGGGAAAATAACGATCAATACACAGTTCTTCCAGTTCAATTCCAATATGATAGAATTCAATACACTGGAGAGAGAATAGGCTCGCCAACCGCAAGGTTTGGTAGAGGTAACGGTTTATTAGGAATGCTGAATGCAGTCGGTTCCTTTGGCCAGTTGATTGGACAGAATCTAGTACCTCGCAATGTGCAAGAAGCCGTCAACAAATATACATCCGCAAAAAATGCTTTTGATAGGATATTTAGATAATTGGAGATATAAATTATGGCATTACCCAAAATTGATTTACCACTTTTTGAGATGACTTTGCCGACAACTCAAAAAA